AAATTTCAAAATTCTTTTTTAGTACCCATACCACTACAGAAATAAAAATGTAAAAATACGCCATAAATTTTTAAAGGTGTGTTTTTTATGACTCTTGGTGAACAACTAGCAGAAGTACAATCAGCATTAATACCAGCACGAAAAGCAATTCTTACACGAACTGGTGATAAAGAAGTGCGTCGTGCTTATGATATGCTACTTCAAGAGCAGACAGAACTTAGAAATCTCATAGCACTACACGGCTCAGACTACTCAGATACTCAAACAAAAATAGCTATAAAAGCAGTTTATGGAGTAAGTTTTGGCTAATCTTTTCAAAAAAGCAGTTAATCTTTTCAAAAAACGGGCATTTTACGAAGGCGGTAAACGCACTCTTGCAAATCGTGATTTCTATAATGCTAACTCTCCATTTGAATATACAGCACGATTAGATCGTGATGTCATGCGTGCTAGAGCTAGATGGCTACATGAAAATAATCCCATTATGGCAAATATTGATAAAGCAATCATAAGCAATGTTGTCGGTCGTGGCATAACATTACAATCAAAAACAGAAAATAAAAAACTAAATGATACCATTGAAAAAAGATTTAAACAGTGGTCAGATAAGTGTGATGTAACAGGAAGACTAAACTTTACAGATTTTCAAAGACTTGTTTTATCTTCTCGAATGGTTGATGGAGAGATACTTATTTATAAAACTATTGTAAATGGAGAGTTAAAACTTCAACTTATTGAGGTTGATAGCTTAGATGTGTCAAGAGGCGATAATGGAATAGAGCTTGATAATTATGGAAAGCCTCTTTACTATTATTTTAGACTTACAAATCAATATGGTGAGCAGAATATAAAGCAGTTCTCAATCCCTGCAAAAAACATCATAAACTACTTTAGCATAGAGCGTCCCTCGCAATATAGAGGAATTTCAGAGTACAAACAAGCAATACTAGATATTAAAAACTTTAGTGCTTATCAGAGTGCAACAGTTCAAAGTGCACGAGCAAATGCAGAAATTGCCTACACAATAGAGACGGAAAGAAGTGTAGAACAGTGGGGTGTAACTTCTAAATATGATGAAGAGCTTCAAGACATAAATGGCTTAATGGTTTACTATCTTCGCCCTGGTGAAAAAGTAGCAAAACATAACAATAACGCAGGTGGTGCAGGATATGGAGAGTTTATACTAAATACCGTGCGTATGATTGCAACAGCTCGTAATATCTCTTATGAGTTGGCTTTTAGAGACTACTCAAAAGTAAATTTTGCATCAAGTCGTGCCTCTATTATTCAAGATAACAAACGCTTTGACAATGAACAGGAGCATTTAGTCTCTCATGTGCTAAATAATATTTTTAATGAATGGCTAGAGATAGAAGTTTTAGCAGGTCGCATAAAAATCAATCCTACAAAATGGATAAACAATAAAGAGCAGTTTATTAAGTCTCGTTGGAGTTTTCCTAAACGAGAGTGGGTTGATCCAGTTAAAACAGTAAACGCAATAGAAAAAGAGCTAAATCTAAATCTTACAACAATGACTGAAGAGTGTGCAGCACTTGGTAAAGATTTTGAAGAGATATTAGCTACAAAACAGACAGAAAATGAGTTGATGAAAAAGTATGGCATAGCTACTCTTCAAGATGTTTTGGCAAGTAAAACTACAAACAAAGGAGGTAAAAATGGCTAATAAAATGCAAAAAAGAGATGCACTTGTCGGTCAAGTGCATGAGAGAAAGGCACAAGTAGCACAAAAACAGACTTCAAAAGATGGTCTTACTTTTGTAATGGTATCTGAAAATAACGAGGGAATGCGTTATGACTGGAGAATATCTAATAGTGAGTTTATAGAACGCTTAGATATTAACGGTGCAGATATGAGTGAACTAAATACTTTCTTTAAAAATCACAACAGATGTGTAGATGACGCGATAGGTCGGATTGAGAACAAACGAATGGAAGGAACATCTTTGTTGGGTGATGTAGTTTTTGATGAGAGTGGCTTAGATATTAAGCGTAAGTATGAAAACAAAACGCTTACTGATGTATCTATTGGCTACAAAATCAATAAATACACAGTAGAAGAGAGACAAGGTGAGCCAGACTTAGTAACGATAACAGACTTTAGTATAGTTGAATTATCAGCAGTAGGTATTGGCTTTGACAGTGGTGCAAAATATCAAGACAGAGATGCCAATTTTAAAATAGGAGAAGATGAAATGAATAAAGAATTAATGGAGCGACTCGCTAAATTAGAAAAAGTTTCTAAAAGAAGTGAAGAGCAAGAAAAAGAACTCACACAAGTTCGTATGAAAATTGCAGCTGAGAGAGAAAAAGAGTTACAGGCTTTAAGAGCCGAAAAAGTTGAAGCAGTTAGAAAAGCTGAAATTTTAACAATTGCTACTCAATATGATGTACCAGAAGAAATTCGTGCAAAATTTGAAAAAGAGGGAACAGCTCAAGAGCTTATGAAAGCTATTTTAGATGAGAGAGCTAGTAAACAAGAGACATTTTATGCAAGAGCAAAGGATGATACTAATCGTGTTGAGATGATGAGAGCCATGACAGATGCAGTAGCTATGAAATCAGGTGTAAAAGTTGAAAATCCTCACGCAGATGCAAATATGTTCCGTGGTGCGTCAATGATTGACATTGCAAAACAAGTATGTGGTATTCATGGATATGATAAGAATGAGATTGCTTCTCGTGCAATGGTTAGTGCTGATTTTCCTATGTTGCTTGTAAATGCAGGTAATCGTGTACTAGAACAAGGTTACGCTACTCAAACATCATCATTTGAAAAATGGGTAAAAGAGATTGATGTTCCAGACTTTAAAACAAACACAGATATTACACTTGGAACTTCTGGTCGTTTATCTAAGCTTACTGAAGCCGGAGAGATAAAAGAGAAACAACTTACTGAATCTGGTGAAGCTTGGAAAATTGAATCTTTTGCAAATGAATTTGTACTTACTCGTCAAATGATTGTAAATGATGATTTAGGAGCATTTAACACTCTTTTATCTGAATTTGGTCAAATGGCTAAGAGAACTGCCAATGGTATTGTTTATGATTTACTTCAGAGCAAAGGCGATTACGCTGGATATAAAATGAAAGATGGTCTTGCGATTTTTGCAAGTGGTCATAACAACTTAGACAGTTCTGGTGCTGCAATTGATGAAGCATCTCTTACTGCTGCAAGAACTGCAATGATGAGACAAACTTCAAATGGCGGTAAAGACGCACTAAATATTATCCCAGAATTTCTTATAGTTGCACCAGAGCAAGAGATTACAGCTCGTAAACTTATTGCTTCGGCATCTACTTTAGAAACTGGTGCAAACGCAGGTGTTATTAACCCTTTTGCAAACAGTATGAAAGTGATTGTAGATAGTGAGCTTGAAGCAGGTGCTTGGTACTTAGCAGGTGGTATGCGTACTATTAAAGCAGGTTACTTAGCAGGAACAGGTCGTAAACCAATCGTGCAACTTGATTCAACAAGCTTAACAAAAACAGTTTTCCAAGGTGTATTTGACTTTGGTGTAGTTGCGGAAGACTTCCGTTCACTTTATAAAAATGTAGGCGCTTAAGTAGCGTCTATCTGAGGAGATGAGATTATGGCAAAAGAAGCATTAAAAATTCAAAAAGGTGCAGTAGTTGATTATATTGCTACAAGCACAATAGCAAATGGAGATGTGATTCCACTAACAGATAGAGTTGGCGTAGCTCTTGGTGATGCAGTAGCAGGAGATGTTATTTCTCTTGATTTGGAGGGTGTATTTGAAATTGGTGCAACAACAGCAGATGCTATTGCAGTGGGCGATGTTGTTTACTTTGATGTAAATACAAGACTTGTAACAACTGATAGCACAAAAGGTTCTAAGGCAGGAATTTCATTAACTGCTAAAGTTGCTGCTGTTGCTGGCTCTGTTTATGTAAAGATAGATATGTAATATGAAAGTAACACTTTTAAAAGCGACTGAGTTTCGCGGGAAAAGATACAAAAAAGGGGTGTCTATTGATATTCCTGAAAGTCTTGCAAACAAGATGATTTTAAACTCATTGGCACAAAAGAAATAGTATGAGCAATAAGACACTTATTCAAGATGATTTACAACTTATATATGATGAGCTTTATGATGATAAGGCTTTATTTAAAGGGAATGAAATAAGTGTTTTTTATGCAAAAGATTTTGAAGTGCAAAGCAGCAAAGAGAGAGTGATTACAGTTCAGAGTAAAGATGTGCTAGGCATTACAAATAGTGACATAGTAACAATAGGAACTGTAGATCATAAAGTAATCTCTTTTTATAATGAGCCAGATGGATTTGAAACAACAATAGGGCTTGAAATATGAAAACAGAATCAGAACTAATTGCAGATTTAAATAACATAGTCTCTAATTATGTATCAAATTTTACAACTACTGTTGTCTCAAGACGAACTGCAACAGTAAGTTCTCTTGATACAACCATAGCTATAGTTTTTCAAAATGAGAGCATAACAAATGCAATGCTTAAAGATTTTGTTGAGTATGTAGAACAAAATGATAGAAACAATTTGTCATTAGAGACAAAAAAAGATTTAGGTAATTTGGATTATGAAGTAATTCTTATGAATGCTGAAATCTTTTATTAGGGAGCAGAAGATGAAATACAAAGTAATCAGACAAAACACCACCATAAAAGTAGATAAAAAACTCTATAAAAGTGGTGATGAGTTTACAGCAAAAGAGGAGAGAGTTAAGTCTCTCTTGCAATCAAAATATATCGAGGAGATAAATAATGGCGAATCAATTAACAGTTAAGAATACGCTACTTTTTAGTACAGCAGGTGCACCGGCAGATACAGACAATATTACAACATCAACAGATGTTTTAGTGCTGCCGACTGCTAAGACAATCGAGTACAAAAACATCGGAAACGGTGCAACAGGTAACAATAAGACGCAAACCATACCTGAACTTACAACGACAGACTTTACGGTAGAAGTTGTTGCAAGAACAGGCGGCGCATTAGGTGTTGCTCCATCATACGGAGAACTTCTTAAAGCGTGTGGGCTAAATGAAATAATCACAGCAAACACGGATGTAACATACACTCCTGCATCAACTTTTATACAAGGAACCGCAAAAGTATATCTTGATGGTTCGTACAGAGATGTTACGGGTATTGTCGGAGATATTACATTTGGCGGTAAAGTCGGAGAACTTGCAAAATTATCTTTTGCCATGAAAGGTTTTACAACACTTGGAGAGACAGTAGGTGCTAATCCGACAGTCACAGTGGATGCAAACGAAAACCTAAAAGTAGAGAACGCATCTATCATTACGGTAGGAGGTGCTTCAATTCCACTTACTAGCTTTGAGTTTAAAACAGGAAATCAGATCAATGAAACGAATGCCATCGGTCAAAATGAGTTTTATATTTCAGATATTAAACCGACAATCAATGTAAAAGCAGTCAAAACGAAAGGCGTGGCTACTTATTGGGCTGATTTAAACGCAAATACTGTTAAAACCGTAGTGGTTACACTTGGAACTGTTGCAGGGAACAAAATTACACTCACGGCTACATATTGTAACCCTACAAATGCAAGTGAGAGTGACGACAGTGGCAAGATTGTTTATGATGAGACTTTTGAGTGTCAATCAAGTGCGGGTTATGATAACTTTTCAATAGTTTACGCATAACTGGGTGGGTTTTTGTAGTTCCCACCACTTCAAAAACTACACAAAAAACTACAAGGAAATAAAAAGATGAAAAAATTTAAAGCAAATAGAAAAAGTTTTAAGTTCGAGTATGAGTTCCAAGACGGAACAGTTGAAAAAGTAGAGTATTTAGAACCTACTACAAAACAGATTGATAAGGGTATTTCTCTTGATGATGATGTGACTAAGAGATTGACTTTTACTAAAGATGTTTTAAAGCAGTGTTTAAGAGCTGATGATGACGTTAAATCAAAAATCATTGAAGAGCAGATTAACGATGCAAACATTTATGAGTTTAAACAACAACTTGATGAAGAGCTGGGAAAGCTCAAAAAGAGCGCATAGCACGATTATATGTATGGTGTGAACAAAATGCGAAAGGGCAGGGAAGTTTAAACCCTGACATTGCAGCAGCACGTGGAGAGTTGTCGGATGAGCCTGAATGGCTTGATGATGATATAGAACTTGCAAAAGTAGCAAATGTATTTTTGCAAGTGCCTTATGAATATGGTGGAATGGGAAGCGTTGTAGGCAAGCAATATCGGCCTATAAAAGACTTCTTGAAGTGGAATAAGCTTGATGTGAAGTATTGGACCCCAATTATTTTGCATATGGGTAGAGTTTGGGCGAGTGAGTTGCAAAAAGACAAATAGGGAAGCAAAGTGGAAAAAGATTTAAAGATACGAATTAGTATTGATAAAAAAACTGGCGAACTAAAAGTTGTAAATGGTGAATTCAAACAAATCAGAAAAAGTGTAAAAAATACAAGTGCTTCTATAGACTCATTTGGTTCTTTACTAATGAACATAGGTGTAAAAGTTGGAGGCATTTACCTTGTAAAAGAAGCATTTGACGCTGTATTAAAATCAGGCTTTGCATTTAACAAAAATATGGAAGACTCAATCGCAGGGCTTACAGCTTTAACAGTTGCTACATCTTCAAACACTTCTGCCATGGGTAAACATTTATCTATTGCAGAGAAGTATAATTTAGCACAAAAAGAAGCCATTAAAACAGCACAAGAGTTACTAAAAATAAATGCACAAACACCATATACATTAAATCAAACAACAGAAGTTTATCGTTCATTATATGTAACTATGAAAAAAGCCGGTGCATCAAACGAAGATATGATTAATTTAACTAAAAAGTTAAGTATAGCCGCAGCAGCAGGCGGGGTTCAATATCGTGAATTATTGGCAGGTGTCGATGGTATAGCATCAGGTACGGTGTTGGCAAACAGTAATCTTGGAAGATTCTTAGCATCACTAGGCCTTACTAATGCTGCTTTAAAAAAGACAAAAAATGTTGTAAAACTTGTTGAAGATAGGCTAAGTCAAATAAAATCTCTTGATACAATGACAGTTGCATTATCAAATCTTGATAACGCCTGGCAGCAGCTTACAGGTACTATGACAAAAACAACCTTTAAAAGTGCAAAAGATAATCTTAAATTATTGTCAGGAATTTTAACAACACTAAATACGGAATTAAAAGATTATCTGGCAAATGTAGATAGTGTTTATGATATTTATAAAATAACGTCAATAAAAGTTGCAAGCAGAGAATTAGAACAACTAAAAGATAAATATAGGCAATTAAAGGAAGGGGGTAAGAGTTGGCTTAATTCAACTACAAATTATAATGCTGAATTAATTCACGAGGCCTTTTTAATAAAATCTCTCACTAGAAAAATAGATAGAATGAAAAAATCAAAAGACAAATTAAAAAAGCAAGATTCTATAAAAGATAATAAAAAGGCAATGCTTTCTCAACTTTCAAAAGAGTCTAAATTGGCTAAGAAAATAAATTCATTACTAACTGCTCAAATGCCTATTAGAGAAAGAATCCAATCAAAATATATAGATTATGCAAATCTTGTTAATAAAACTTTTCAGGGTGAAGCTGCCAAGCAAGTTCAACTTCATAAATTGGATATGTGGAGAGCTAATGAACTAGCAAAGTCTCAACAAGAGTCATACAATCTCTACGCATCGATCATGGGAACAGGCTATGATAAATGGGTACAAGGTGTAAGCGATAAGATGGCACAACTTGCGCAAAGCGGCGTATTTACAAATAAACAACTGCAAAGTGTTTGGGAGACGATGCAGCAAGATTATAGCATTGACTTCACGGTAAAAGGACTTGATGATTCACTAGCTAAGATGAACTCAATGCTAGATGCTCAAATATCATTAGCACAAAGTGGAATGAATTGGGGAAATAGTTTAACCGGAGTTGCTAAAGGCATTGCAAACATATCAAAATCACTTACAAAGCTTGATGTAGGTAAACTAAAATACAATAAAGCTGATATTAAATTACAAAATGACTATGCAAAAGCATGGTTAAAATTAGATAAACAAAGGTTACCTGCCGGAGAAAAACTTATAAAACAAAAGGCTTTAGAAAATAAGTTTACCAAAGACAGTAAAACGCTTAATCAAAGTAAGTTTAACTCTGAGCTACAAGGCTATTCTGAGCTAGCTGGTGCGATAGGCAACATGGCTGGAGCAGGCACTCAAGCAGCAGCAGCTATGCAAGTAGCACAAGTAGCACTAGCAGTAACTCAAGGTGTCAGTGCAATTATGAATCAAGGAAGTGGCGACCCATACACTGCAATACCAAGAATGGCCGCAATGGCAGTAATGGTTGGTACAACACTTGCACAAGCTGGGATAGCTTTTAAAGGTGCTGCTTCAACTGATTTTAGTAAAACTATGACTAATCCAAATAGTACAACTGTATTTGGTGGCGGTGATAAAGTAAGTGAATCAATATCTAAAGCTGTAAACAATATAAGTGATTATGCTAAACCGCAATATAAAGCTATTTTAAATATGGCTAATTCGTTAAATTCACTAAATTCAAATCTTACAGGACTAAGTGCTGACATAGTCAGAAATGGCGAATATGGCGTTGGTGTAGGTTCTGTAAATTATCAAAAATCATATAAAAACGATCTACCGTTTTCAAAAATCGGTACAGCATTGGGAGCAATAGTCGGCCATAATCCATTAGGTACGTTAATAAGTTCAACTATTGGATCTATATCAGGACTTCTTGATAAAGGGTTACGTTTAATTGGTTTAGGAGGCGGAGGATATAACTGGTCCAAACTTCAAGATTCCGGTATAGCATTTGGTAGTGCAAATGGAGTAGGAGACGGAACAGTAAGGACAAGTGGTGAAGGCTACTATGGTGGTACGAGCTCACAAGCTAAGTTTACGGCACAAACTTTAGATGAACTAATAAAATCAATGAAAGGTCTTCAATTTCAAACCCAATCATTTGAGAGTATGCGCAAAAGTTGGTGGGGTGGTGTTCACTACTCATATTCATCTAAAACCGCCTATAAGGGTTTAGGAAGTGAGTTATCAAATTCTATATCACAAATATTTAAAAATATAAAAGATACTACCTTACAAGAAGCTGATATTTTTGGTAAAGATATTAAAAACAAACTTGGAAACTTTAAAATTGATATCGGAAATATAAATTTAAAAGGTTTAAAAGGTAAGGATATAGAGGATAAGATAAATAAAACTTTCTCTACCGAAGCTGACAAAATCACAACATCAATGTTTGGTACTATTCTTGAATCTTATCGAAAAATAGGTGAAGGTGCATTTGAAACTGCTCAAAGAATTGCTACGGAAGTAGGGGCATCCACTAAACTATTAACAACAGCCGGTAGCAATTTCGCTGGTGCTTACGACAAGATAAAAGTAGCTGAGACAATAGTAAATGCTTTTGGTTCACTGTCTAATCTATCAAATGCAGTATCTAATTTTTATGATTCATATTTTACTGATGCTGAAAAACAAGCCGATAGAGGCAAGATGTTATCTAAGTATTTTAAAAGTCTAAATATTACTATGCCTCAAAGTAATAAAGAATTTAAAAACCTTGTAGAGAGTATAGATGTAACTACAACAAAAGGGGCATTGCTTTATAAATCGCTTATGGATGTATCTGGTTCTTTTAAACAGTTCGGTGATGTTGTAGCTAAAACAAATAGTGATATTAAAACTATACATGACAATTTATTAAAAAGCTGGTTAGATATTTTAGATAGTGCTGGTAAAAAGATATTAGACACGTCAACAAACCTAAGAAACGCAGCAGGAGTTAAACAGTCTGTATCTGATTTTTATGCTTCAATGAAAGAAACTAAAGGATATTTGTCAAATGGAAACTATAAAGATTTCAGTACATCATTAGATAAAACATCTTCCTTAACTAGCACATTAAAAGATAGTTCAAATTTTAAGTCATATAAAGACATGCAGTTCGCACAGTTAATAGCTGCTAATCAGTTTGACAACTTAGGTACACAAGTAAAAAGTGAAAAAAATATTATGGAAGATATAGCAAAAAATACATCTGACTTATATCAAGCACAATTAGATAATAATAAAGTTCAAGAAGCACAAGCAAATGAAATCTTAGCTATGAGAAAAGAGATCCAAGATCAAGGCGATTATTTAGCTTCAATAGAGGAGAAGATAGCATGATAATAGCTCCTAGAACAGATGCTAACATAGTATCAACAAACATTGCACAAATAGAAGCAGGTATAGCCGTTTATGACTCTACAGTAGCTTATGCTTTAAAAAATGTAGTTCAAGTTAATGGGACAACTAATAGAATTTATGAAGCTACACAAGCAGTACCAGCAGGTACAGACCCTGTATTAGATGTCAATCCAACAACCGGTATCGGCATATATTGGTTTGACAGAGGCGCTACTAATTATATGAGAGCATTTGATGCACTTGAAAGTAGTAAGTGTAGTAACTCAGATAGTATTTACTATAAATTTGCAATATCGGATATAGATACTTTGATGATAGATGGTTTAGTAAACGCAACCAGTATAAGAGTTGTTTTGACAAATAATGCAACTTCAACAGTAATACTTGATGAAACAACAGACATTACTTCAAGAATAGTTTATGATTGGTTTGATTGGACTTATGCGCCTACAGAAAAGCAAAAGAGTTTTTTTAAATTATTTGTTCCAATATTTGATGCAACACTAGAAATATATATTATAGGAACTGGAAGTGTGGTTGGGGTAGGGCATATAGCATATGGTAGAAGTATGAATTATGGATTAAGTTTAATTTCCCCTAGCCCAGTATCAAGTATGAGAGGATTAACATCTAAAAAAAGAGATGCTTATGGGAATATAATAACAAGAAGAAAAGCAAGGTACAAGCGTATGAAAATATCTTGTGTTATTGATAGTTTTTCAGTTGACGTTATCGAACAAAGATTAAATGATTTAGCCGATACTCCATCTATATTTGTAGGAGACGAAAGAGATGGCGGGTATAGGGCATTACTTATATATGGAGAGTTAAAAGACCATGATATGCCTATAAGTGTATCTAAGACGCGATACCAACTTGAAGTTGAGGGATATTTATGATGAAAATAGGAGATAAATAATGGCGATAATACCGACAATAGTGAATTTTGACATAACACGAATACCATACGAAGGTAGTCCAACATTTAGAGCAGATGCAGGATATGTGTGGAGCATAATACCAAGTGTAATAGACTCTATGAATAGTGCAATAAAGGGGCAAAATACTCTAAGTGCAGATGTAGAGAGTGCAAAAACAAGTGCTTCAAATAGTGCTAGTTCTGCTAGTGAGAGTGCTAGTAAGGCAGCAGTTATAAAAAATGATGTAAGTGATATGAAAAATGATGTTACTACTATGAAGGAGCATATTGATGGAATCAATAATGGAATAAACAGTGCAATAGCCGGTGCAGTGGAATCTCAAATAGGGGATTACACGGAACAAATAATAAAAAATTCTACAAAACTAAAAATGCAGAATTTTGGTTTAAATTTAATATAAAAGGTTGATGAAATGGGTTTAAAAAGTGCAAGAGATACGCTTGTTACAAGACTTGAAGAAGTTGCAAAAACAAGTATAGATTTAGAACAGTTGGCATATGCGGGGGCTTCTTTGCAAAAATTAGTTGACATTAATTTTGAAGTATTGCCAAGCGATACGGCTTATAATATTGGAGTACCTGGCACAGCTGGGTTTGGAGTTGCGGCGATTAAAGATGAACTTCTGCCTGCTGGATACAGTAAGATGAGTGGACATGAAGATGAAATGCATCCAAATTATGGATGTGTGGTTGATGCGGTAGGTAGTGTATTTGAATATATAGTACCTTTTTACTATAAAATGGTTGGAAATATAATTGAAATATCGCCTGTTTCAGTGAGTGGATATGTCAAGCCTCGTGCCTTTTATGACAATCCAAACGGGTTTTTACACTTCAAATATCTAGCAGGAAATGTAGGCGGTAAGCTTACTTCACAGCAGTATTTAGACCCTGTTAGTACATCCGCTGCTCATAATCCTATCGGCAGTCTTATTTCGGCTCCTGCCAATAATTATGCAGGTTTTGTCGATGCTTGTCGCAGCGCAGGGTATAAATGTATTACAATTTTTGAGTGGAATGTTTTAGGTCTTATCGCTTTAGCACAATCACAGAGTGGTGCATCTACCGCATTAGTTGCATTTAATGATGTTACACCATATTTTCCAAAAGGAAATCTTGTAAATGCCCTTAGAGATGTAAATGATATAAGTGTAACTTTCACAGGAAGTGGATACAGTAATTGTGCATTAACGGGAAGTGGTTCAAACTTTGCAAAAACGACACATAATGGTCAAAACAGTGGTATAGCAGACATAACAGGCAATATGTGGAAGATAGTCACAGGCTTGACTTATCTAGCAAAAGTAACAGGAACTGCAACAGCAAGTGGTGCAACGACTGTCACAATTGCCAACCATGGTTTAGCAGTGAATGATGTTATTTACTTTGGTGGGACACCTTCCGTTGGTGCTACTTACAATACTGCAGCTTACACAGTAACGGCGGTAAATGATGGGAATACGGTAGTTGTAAACAATGGTCTTGAAAGAGACGTGACAGCAACAGACGGTGTTTACTCTGCTAGATACTTTAGAATTTTAAAATCAAGCGTAAATCCAAATGATTTAACAAGTGCCAATCTTTTGGATGAAACTCTTTATGACTTGCTTGACCTAACTGGTATAGTAGGAAGTAATGCTGGATGGACATATCTTGGCAATGGGACAAATCAAGTTCTTAATTTTTCAACTGATACAAACTCTCTTGATTATAAAAAAGCAAGTGTAGGTATTCCAACAAATACAGGAATAGATGGAAGCGGTACTACGAGTTTTGGAAATGACGGTGTTTACAGATATCTAAGACACGGTGCGGTCGTGATTGTCGGTGGGAGTTGGAGTAACTCTGGTGATGCCGGGGTTTTTTGCGCCATTCTCAGCCATTATTCGTCTATCTCGTACGCCCATGCGGGCGGTTTTGCCTCTGTGTCTCTATAAGAGTGAACGATAGTGAGCGGTATAAGTATGCAAGATAAAATTAGCAATGGCGAGATAAGCTTAAATAGGAAATTTGTTGAAATGATGAAATTATTAAATATTTATCTTAACCATTTTCCAAAGCATGAAAAATTTGCCCTTGCAAACAACATACGAAATACTGCTTACAAAGTTTATGATTTGATAAGTGAGTGTCAAAAGAGATATTATAAAAAAACAACATTGACACTACTTGATATTGAACACGAGAAACTTAGAATGCAGATAATTTTATCAAATGAATTAGGATATTTTGCATTTAAAGATTCTCGTAAAAATATTAAGGATGCAAAGCCTGAACACAGGTTTTTAGCTATTTCTAAAATCATAGATGAGATAGGAAAGATGATAGGTGCTTGGATCAACAAGCTAAGAAAGACAAACGAGTTTAATTAAATAAACTCAATGGGCTACCACATTAACATGAATTGTGCGGTCGTGATTGTCGGTGGGAGTTGGAGTAACTCTGGTAATGCCGGGGTTTTTTGCGCCAATCTCAACAATTATTCGTCTAACTCGAACAACAATGTGGGCGGTTTTGACTCTATTTTAATCCTAAAATGCTTAAAGCAAGATTGGAAAAGAGGGGTGTGGAGTCCAGCTAATAGCGAAATATAAAGAGGGGAAAAGTTAAAGTATGGCTAATATGAATATAAAATATGGTTTAGAAATTCCGAGAACCTCGAAGCGATATGGGCACATATATGAGTTGGCTTTTTCAAAAGAAAATCTTTATGCTGGATATTTAGCAGCACGAAGAGGCAAAAGAAACAAGGTAGCTACATATATATTTGAGAAAAATTTAGGTCAAAACCTTGATGATTTGTACAATGAGTTAAAAAATGAAATCTTTAAACCTTTACCTTACAAAGAGTTTGTAGTATATGAGCCAAAAAGAAGAGTAATACATGCTCCTCACTTTCGAGATTTGATAGTGCAGCACTCTATTTATAGAGTGATATACAATATATTTAATTCTACATTTGTAGATACTAGCTATGCTTGTAGGAAAAATGGTGGCACTCATAAAGCGAGCAGATACACTCAAAATACGATGCGAAGATATGATGGTGATAAATACAGTGTTAAACTAGATATTAGAAAGTTTTTCTATTCAATAGATAGAGAGATACTAAGAAAACAGTTCGAGAAGAAGATTAAAGATAAAAAGTTTGTAGATATACTAATGCTTTTTTGTGACAGTAAAAGTGATACTGGCATACCTATAGGAAATTTACTGAGTCAAATCTTCTCTCTTGTCTATCTTAATACTTTAGACCATTTTATAAAGAGAGTGCTAAAGATAAAATATTATGTGAGATATGTAGATGATTTTGTACTTATTGGATTGACCTTAGAAGAGTCAAAAATAGCTAAAGATAGATGTGAGAAGTTTGTGCAAACTACTTTGAACTTAGAGCTAAGTCATTGGCATATTTTAAAAATCAAAAGGGGGATTAATTTTGTTGGGTATAGAACATGGAAATCTTTTAAAGTTGTGAGAAAACATTCTCTTTACAAGTTTAAAAAAGCAGTTGTAAAAAAGAAAATTAGTTCAATAGTTTCGATTATTGGTCATGCAAAAGGTACTAGATCTCTAAAATATTTCAGAGATATTTTAGAAAGTTTAATGCCTGAATATAAAAATTTAATACCGATTAGGAGTCAAAAATGTTTAAGTATGTAAAATTTACAAAAGTTAAAGACGAGTTTACAACTCACGAGTTTAGAGGCGGTGATGAGAGTGTTAAAGTGAATTATTTCACTGGTATTGATGTTGTTAGCATTGAAGCTGATGTTGAAGCTGACATCGATGCTCTTATAAATAAACAAAGTCCAGAGATTAATTGCGCTGTGATCACTCAGGCAAAGTTTAGAACACTTGTGCAAGATTCCGCACAACTTAACAGAATTAGAGAAGTTATAGCGGAAGAAATAGGAAAAAAATATACTTTACCAGAAGAGATAGGCTTACAAAAAAGAGCCAGTGATGATGCAAAGCGTGTTAATTATGAAGCTTATGTATCTAATTGTATTTTGATTGGAGATAAGTTAAAAAGTAAAATAGGATATTGAGATGCTACATAATAATAACTTTAATGATATAGATGTTGTAGCTGCGTTAATCGCATCTCTTGCAGGATTGTGGGGTGCAATTATTTCATTTGTAAGGAGAGATGTTAAAGATTTTAAGATGATTAAAAAAATATCTCTTTTTTTTATGGATATGTTTGTAAATGTAGGATTGACTTTGTTGGTCTATCTTGGGCTAGTAGGATATGGAGTAAATGAACTTTTAGCAGTTGCAATCAGTGGGTTTATAGGACATCAAGGCACAAGAAGTTTCTATTTGGCTGAACTAATAATTACAGAAAAACTTGGAGCAAAGAGCACTTTTGATGAAGTTAAAAAGGATAAAAATGATACCAATATTAGATAACTTAGTCGGGGATGTTGTAAAAGCGGGTGCTAGTCTTATAAAAAGCTATTTCCCGCCAGATTTAAGCCCAGAGCAAAAGGCTAAGTTAGAGCAGGGGT